GCCTTTCATGCAAATCTTTTTTAGTTACCCCTCTGCTTTGATAAAAGATAATTTTACCATTATCATCGTAGAACGGTAAAATAAGTCTATTCTTATGAACTGCATCAGTTAATGATATATAAAAAGTTTTAGGTCTATTTACAGCTTTATCTAATTTTCTATTTTGAATTAAATCTAAAGCGAGTTTAACTATAGTATTATCTTTATAATAATTAAGTTGACTAATATCTGATAAATTTATACAATCGTCAGGTAAACTAGTATCATTTTTTACAACCGCATTCTCAACCGGTTTTATATCAACTATTTCATTATCAAATTGTTTTATTTCATTTATAATAAAATGTAAAGGTTTGCTAGTTACATCAGATATAAACGATAAAGGTTTTTTACTATAACCGCAATTATGACAATATGCTAATTCAGACTTAGGTATATAATAAAATCTTTTCTTTTTACCCCATGAATCACCTTCTCTACAAATAGGGCAGCAACCATTATAAGTTTTGTTATATTTATTATAACTAATCTTATATACGTTTTCGTATAGTACGTTTACCACATACTGCTCAGGTACATTAATCACATATTAATTATAATATGTAATTTTTAATTATCTACTCTGAGATGTATTATTGTGGTTACTATGAACTGTTTGCCAATCTGCTATAGTTTCTCCTGTTTCAGTAGAAGATATACTTATAAGACCTTTTTTTACCATTTGACCGGTAACTGGATCAGAAAAAACTGCTTGTTCATATGTTTTACCTTTATCATTATATTTGCTAATTACAGGTCTAACAGTTTCTCCAGTAAATGGTGATCTTACCTGTTGCGGATTAACAAAATCATTTGGATTATAATTCATATAATTATTTATGATAGTAACTCTATTAATCTATTATCCTTAAAAAAGGTACTATACCAAATACTTTCTTTTTTAAGAATATTACTAAAATTATATTCTTTACATTTTACCATAAATGTATTCCAATCAGTAGAAAAACTAGCTTTTATAATTTGCTCCTTAACATAATCAAACTCTTCTTTATCATCGGTTAATTTAACTAATTTCAAATTTCTTTTATATATATTTTGTTCTTCATCAGTTAAATTAACTTCCCCTTTAAAATATTTTTCAAGTTTAACTTTACCGAACCCTTTAATACCCGGAATATTATCACTTTTATCACCTTGCAATGCTTTAACTTTAATGAAATCTTTCTTTTTAAATTTTAATTTTTCTTCAAAATTTTCTAAATCAATTTCATACTTACGTATTGGATCATAGACAGATGTCTTACCATCTATTAGTTGACATAAATCTTTATCAACGGTTACAATAATATGTCTAAAAAACTTTTTAGTCATATAAAACTTAGTAACACTATTTTTTCCTTCTAATTGATTTATTATTCCAATAACATCATCAGCTTCATAATCCCTTGGGAATATAGAAGGTATTCCCATTAATTGTAATAACTCTTTAATTATTTCATTTTTATCATGGACCTGTTTACCATATTCTTTATCTCTATTACCTTTATATTCTTCTAAAATTTCTTTACGTTTATTTTGTCTATAATCAGGTTTTTCATCCCATACACAATATACTCTATCAGGTTGGTACATCTCAACATAACTTTTTAGACTATTTAAAAACATATAAACGTGAAAATATTCAGTTTTATATTTCATATTATTAGCAACCCAGAATACTCTGTGTACTAAATTATTTCCGTCTATCGTTAGTATTTTCATTTTTCTTATATTGCGCTTCTATTACTTTAAAAACATACTTCGGTACCTTTTCAACATATTTTATGATATCATTTTTTAAACCATCGTCAAAATCTTTTTGAGGAATTTTGGTTGTAATCATATCAGGCATCCTAAGAAAATTATACGTCAGTTCCTTTTTATCCCTCATTATAAAACAAAACATTTGACCTGCATAAGGGCCATGATGACATGCATATACACTACCTTGACGAACTTTACTTATCATATAATTTTATTACCTTTTTAATTTCTTTATTAAAATTATTTTTGTTAGTTTGGAATAATAAATCTTCTTTTATTTTACTATAATCAATACTATACCTAAAATCGTGACCTAATCTATCCTCTACAAATCGTACATTTTCATCTAGGTCTTTATCCATAGCATCGCAAATAATATCTACTAATTCAATATTTGATAACTCTAACCCTGAACCTATATTATACACACCTTTTTTACCGTTTACTGCTACTAACCATACAGCATAATTATGGTCGTCGACATGAATCCATTCTCTAATATTTTGACCTTCACCATATACTGGAACCTTTTTATTATTTTTTAAACTTTTAATAATTGTTGGTATGAATTTTTCTTTATGCTGATTAGGACCGTAGTTATTACAACATCTGGTTATAGATATGTTACTGTCATATGTATTAATATAACTTAAACATAAGAGATCGCTCGATGCTTTACTTGCAGCATAGGGAGAACGAGGTGCAATTGGACTATCCTCTGTAAATGACGGTTCGTTAAAACTTAAGTGCCCGTAAACCTCATCGGTACTAATATGTATAAATTTTCCGTAATTATTATTAATCCTACGGTAACATTCTAAAAGATTTTGCGTACCTAAAACATTTGATTTACTAAAAATAGTAGGGTCTGATATACTATTATCCACGTGTGATTCTGCAGCAAAATGAAATATATAATCGAATTTATCATTAGTTAAAAAAACATTTTCTATATCTAAACTATTAGATATATCAATTTTATATTCTTTATCGCATAAACCCTTTACATAATCTTTATTAGATGCATAGCCATTTTTATCCACACATACTATCCTATGTTCAGGAAAGTTACTTTTTAAAAATTTTATAAAATTACCACCAATAAATCCATACCCCCCGGTAACTAATATATTTTTATCGTTTTTCTGCTTCATTTAAAATACTTGGATTTTGCTTTATAGTTTGAAGAGTTATCAAATCTTTTATTTTTGTTGTTGACCATTCATGTGATCGGGTAGTATATATTACCTTTATACCTAAATGGTCCCCGGTAAAAGATTTACCGATATAATCTTCTCCTAATATACGTACGTCAGGCTTAAAGAATTCAATTAACTTTAATAACTCTTCTTCGGTTTGATACATATAAACTTCATCAACATATTGTATGGATATTAATGTTTTATATCTTTCATAATAAGGTATAACAGGTTTATATTTTGTATATCTTGTAGCAGAAGGATCTTTTTGTAAAAATACGATAAACCTATCACAATGTTTTTTTGCTTCTTCAAAAGTGTATATGTATCCAGGGTGAAGTAAATCAAAATTACCTGCAGTAAATCCTAACCTTTTCTTTGGTGTATAGTGTATATCCATTATATTTTTCTTTGTATTATTGAGCAATTTAAAGCTATATAATATGCTTCTTTACCGAAATCAAAATCAAAATCTTTTTCTGCTTTACTATTATCTAAAATACAATTGCTTCTATTAGCTTTAATTGGTAATTCTTTCAAGTCTACATACTCCCAGTTATCATTAACTATATCATATGATTTCATTATCTTTATAACGTCCTTTGTAGTTAATGCATAGCTATGAACTGCATTATATATACCCGGTTTAAAATTATTTGCTACTTTAAATATGAATTCTGATAATTTAACTACATCAGTTTTACTATTAACTAAATCAACAATTTTATCATATTTTTGTAATTTGGTAATTAAATTTTTATTTTCAATCTTACTTGATAAAGGCATTCTTATCCTAACAATATTTGTAAAATTATCGTCTAATAAATTTTCACTTGCATGTTTTGATTTACTATAAAAACTTGCATTTGGGTTACCAATACCGAAATCTGGCTCATCTTCTTCAGTATATACTTTTTCATAACCTGAATATATACAGCCTGAACTTACATGTATAAAATTAACCTTTGCCTTTTTACATTCTTGCTCTATAATTAACGGTACGGTAATATTGTAATGAGCACAATCTGCTTTATTTTCCTCACAACTATCAACATTTGGATAACCTGTGTAACCGCATGTATTTATAACAGTATCAATTTCATTTAATTTTAAATACTCACTAAGTTTTCCTGGCTTATCATACTGATTAGTCTTTTTGGTTAAAATAAAAACATTAGATTCATTGTAAAATGGTTCTCTAATGAACTTACTAATAAAGCCATCTCCTAATATTACTACTCTCATATAGATATTATATATACCTAATTCTATAAATCAATTACATACTTGTAGTAATAAAGAACTTTTGTATAAGTTGACCTAAAGCATCAGCATCCAAATCACTTTTAGCATAAAATATAGGTTTAATTGAATTACCTTCAAAATCGTAACCTAATACTATAAATGCTTTTAAAAATTCACTACAGGTTGAAACCATAGCCTCTAACTCATCATTAGTGTGCCTTTTTCTAACCTTTTCAGTAACTACTTTTCTAATAGCTTCTTTAAGAACTTCTTCAGAATGTAAGTCAATAGTAGCTTTTACTATCTTTTTCTTTGACTTATCTTCCTTGTCATCCATGTAATTATTTAAGACTAAATGGGTTTGACTCTGGGTTATTATTAATACCTTTTTCTATTAAGGTATTTACTATAACTTCAATGCTACTTGTTTTAATAAAGAACCCTCTATTGAAATTATTACCTCCATCGTCAAATTCAAATAATACATCACCTTTTTCATCTTTATTTGTATAGCAAGTAATATAAACACTATGGTAACCCGGGTCGACTAACACTGTCCATCTTCTTGGATCTGCTCCAGAATATGCGTTAAAAATTTTAAATACAACAAAACCATTATCTTTTAATCTTTTTAAAAAATATCCAGCAGTTTTAATTTTATTCTTTACTTTATATTCAGACCAATCTTTTTTCATATTAATTAATTAAGGCCGAAATAATATAAATCAATGAAGTGTTACCTTTAGTAAAGCTACAAGTTAAAACTCCCATTTCATTATTAATATTAAATGTAATTTCCTTACCATTATTAAAACTAATTAATCTAAATGAATCAAAATTTATAGGTAAAGGTTTAGTTAGAGAACTACCTTCAATATTATCAGATATATTACATACAAAATTATCTGAATTATGTCTACTTCTATCACCTAATTCTCCTAACACCTTACCTTCTTCTTCAAATATATAAACTTTAGTCGTTTCTGTGGTAAAAGCACTACCTTTAAATAAAGTAGATAAAGCATTTTCTTTAACTTCAAATTTAGTTTCAAAATTTAATTTATTAACTTTTTCAACATTTAAATTTGGTTGTTTAATAATACCATCATCTAATAAATGGAATCTAAACTTATAACCATTTTCATTATAGGAAATACTATTTTCATTTATTTTTAAGGTAACATCAGCAGTAGGTATGATATCTAATACCCTAATTAATTTCTTAATATCTGGTATATTTAACTTTACTTCATCTATAATATCACTTTCTACTTCTACAGATGATTTACATACTATAGTCCCATCAGCTGAAGCTAATATTGAATTAAGTTCATTACCTTTTAAAGATAGAATACATAAATCATTTAGATTTGAAACAGGGTTTAAGAAATTAGAAACAAAATCTTTTTTATTTTTTATTTTTAAATAAGCCATATATACTATCTATTATATTAGACTTCCTCTTTAGATTCAACCGTCTTTTTTTTTGACTGCCTCTTAACAGGTAAAGAAGTGACTTTGGTATTTTTATTATATTCTAATAATTTATCTACTTTTATTTGTAATTTATCTATTTTACTAATTGCTTTTTCAATTAATAAAAATAACTCATCCTTTTCATTAGTTTCAAAACTAAATAACATTTGATTATCTTGAATTTTAGGTTGCTCTACAATAACAGGTTGTACTTGAGGTACAGGTGTAGGTTGAGATACTTCTACAGGTTGAACAGCCGGTGCCTGTGGCACCGACTGCTGAGCATTAGAGACAACCTGTTCAATATGTTGCTTTATTTCCTGACTCTTATTACTCAAAGTAGTGGACTGATTAACTATCTGACCGTCCATTTTTTTAGTCTCACCATACATATTACCCATAAAATTAAGAATAGCAGCTTGCTCTTCTTGCTGGGACAACTGTTTAGTAAAACTTTCAGGAGGTATTCCTCTAGGATCTTTACCAGGCTCACCTGGCATTGGTATCATTTCTGGCATATTATCAGACATTATACATCTAATCCGTCAAGCAATTCTTTTAAAACTTCGTCTTCTTCTTTATCATCCTTTTTAACTTCAGCCGTTACAGTTTCTGTCACCGGAGAAGGTTGGGTAGTTACCGGTACAGGTGCACTAGGTTCTACGGTAGAGGTAGATTCATTTACATAATAATGCTCTTTAAGCATATCTTTCAATTCACTCTCACTCTTAACATTAAAGATTGTACTAAGATCTAAAACACCGTCATAAATTGACTTATGACCATCTTCATCTAAACCTTCAATAGCACTCGGCATTGCAAATTTAGAAGATACATACGTTGGAAAATCACCCTGCTTTTCAACTTTAACTCTAAAGTTAACTCCATTAGGACCTAAATCAAAGATACGAGGACCAAGTTCTGCAGAATCTTCCCCTTCAATCGCATCCATTAAGATATTATGAATTTGCTTACCATAACGTAGAACTTTTACCTTACCATTATTTTCAGAATTAACCGGGTCATTAACAACATAAACGTTAACTAACCACTTTTCTGACCTTACAATAGCTCTTGCTTTTTCCTTCTCTTCATCAGAACCAGTACGTAAAATTTTATACCGCTCTTCTGCAATTGGATCTCTTTCACCAAAAGTTTGAAGAGATATTGCACTTGTATATTGACCTGATGCAAAACTATTCCAACCATGTTGGTAATAATGAAAAAAGGTCTTTTTAGGATCTTTACCATAAGGTAATAGCCGAACTGTGTAAGTATTACCGACTTCAGTTTTAAGAATCTCGGAAATACCGCTTTTATTACTTTCATTATCTGCTGCAAGAGCAGATTTTATACTATCGAACATTGAACTAGATATACTCATACACTTATTATAGATACGTTCCTATTCATTTTCAACGTATTTTTTAAAATTAGTAACTATAATTTTAGCTTTTGAACTAGAATAATATTTCGTACGTAAATAATTAATCTTATTAAAATTATTACTGTAAATAGTCTTAACACTGATATCAATATTATCCAACACTTTATTTAAATTATCAAAACTAAATAAAATAAAAAAATTAATATCCCTTTGTTTAATATGTTTTAAAAATACATTAAAACTACCTTCTTTATATGTCAGATAATCTTTAAGTTTAATATTATTATCTTTACAATACTTATAGATAAACGATACTGATTCTTTAAGCTTATCTAAAGTATTGGTACTGTCAGGGTTATTTAAAATATAATTATCATTATATAGAGTATAAGCTTTTATTGCCTTCTGAGATAAATAAAATTTTAAATCAAAATAATTTTCACCATAAACAAAATATGGAGCTTCAAAAAAATCTTTTATTTTTATACTATCAAATTTATTAAAAAATCTAGATAATTTTGTAATAAAAATATATTTATCATCCGGAAAATTATTAAAATCCTTGCGATATTTGACAGGTCTATTATTAACCTTTTTACTTACTTCTAAAAAATTATTATATATTACCTTTTCAAAATTATTCATCTCAACCCATCAAAATTATTAAGAAACTTAGTTACGTACTTGCTTTTGGTAATAGAAGGTACTGTTCTTATATATTTTTGTATAGCTACTAAATCGTTTTCTTCATCTATTATACTTATAAATATATCACGTAAAGCCTTATCTTCAAGTATTTTTAAGAAAACAGTTGCAAAATTCATCTTTTTATCGTACATTAATGATACGAAAGTACAGAATGAATGAAACGAATAAAGAAATTCCTCTTCTTGTATATCATCATATGGAATTTGATTACTCATTGTATGGTTTTAAAAGTTTTGTTAAGTTAATTATTTTATCGTTTAAAATGCAGCCAGCTATGTTATGCTTGCCACCGCCTTTAGAAAGTTGTTTAGCTAATTTACTTAAATTTATATTTATACCATCTTCCTTTTTACGTAAAATGACTATATTTTTTTCAATATTTATTAGTAATAAAATATCTAATACATAACTTTTATTAGAAAATATATAATTAGCAATTAAATTTGGATTATCATTAAAAAATATACCACCAACATTATATTCATTATCACCTAATTTAATTTTTTCTGAGTAGACCTTATCAATACTTACTACTTCTTCGACTGAATTATATTCATCTAAGTATTTCTTAATCAATAAAATGCTATCTTTTTCC